GATGTTATTAGGATGATTAAATTTGATAATAAGTCAAAATTAAATCCAAATAATAATAGCATAAATATTACATATCCAAGAAACGTTAATATAATTTTTGGACATTATCCTTACCCTGAAATAATAACTTATTTTATAACAGAAATTAAAAAAAATATAAACCCTAACATGAGTTATCTTACTAACGTAAAAGGAGGGAGGACTGATTGGGAACAATTTAAAGAAGATAAAAATTTTATTAATTTTAGAAACTATTTAATTAATAAATATCAAATGAGTCACCCTGAAATGTTTCAATATTTTTTAGAAAAACATACCATACGTCAAGTTTGGGGTAATGAAATAAAACCTGGAGATAGTATAGACTATCACGTTCATGACATGTTTTATGGTATTTTATATTTAACTGAAGGTTGTGATTTAATATTACCAGAATTAAATATATCTATTGTGCCAAAACCTGGTGATTATTATATTTTTCCACCTCAAATTTATCATGGTTTTAATAAATACGAAGGTAAGGTAAATAGATATAGTTTAGTTTTTAATATAGAGCCTAAGTCTGACCACTTTAAATTTAGAAATAAATTAAGTGCTTTTAAGATGAGTAGGAAGTAGGTCTAGCGCCTTTTTCTGATTCTTCTCTTGTGTCCGCATCCCAATCAGCTTGTAATTTTGCTAAGTGAGCTGCATCCCATTTATCAATGAAGTCTTGAAAAGATCCCAGAGTACCTTCATCGTAAGCGCTATGGGGAGTAGAATCTCTATGTTCTACTTCATCAGAACTTGGAGTGGTTCCATGTTGAATAGCCCAAATATTTGAAAATTTAGACTGACTCCAAAAAGTATTATCATCAATAACATAATCCGTACCTGCACCATCACCACTATTTTTGATGATTTTTTTATCCTCACATATTACTGTCCAATTTGCATTTGTTGCCATTATTATTCTCCTTAAGTTTTAATTACGTACATTACTGTTAAATATGGTTGCACAACTGAAGTAGAATCTCCAGTAAAAGTTGCACTCATATTATGATCATGCCCACTACCTGAGCCTGCATTATCAGTATTATATGTTGTAGAAGTTCGTTTTAGAGGGGGCATGTCCCGGTAATAATTCTCAGATCCAGTTGGCGACTGTGCTATCGTGATTCCGTGACCGTGAGAAGCAAGTTGTGCTGTTGAAAGAGTTGCGTTAGCTGTTGAACCTCCAACATTTCCAGTTGCTTGAACTGTGTTTGCCCCACCTGTTGAAGCTAAATTTTTAGTAGGAGATTTTGAAACTGCTACGTTATCTTGTAAATTCGGTAAATTAAAAGTTGAAGCTCCATCACCAACTCCATAAGTAGTTGAAATAACTCCAAATAATGTTGAATAAGTTGATCTTGAAACAGCTGCACCATTACACTCTAAGAAACCAGTTGGTACTGAACCAGTCGACCACGGTACAATAGTACCTGTTGGAATTCCTTCGATACCTGTAAGGTTGGCACCAGAGAAATCGTATTTTGTAGCTTCGTAATTTGACATAATTTATTATCTCCTATTTCTCTGTGTAAGTCCAGCCAGTAGTAGCATCACCAGAAAAAACTAGTGAGAAAGCTGCGCCTTGTGTGTTAACTGTTAAATTTGATGCTGCGTTAGCAATGTTAGAACTATTTCTACCAACAACTAAAGCATTTGAATTGAAATCATAACCTTGGTCTACAAATGTAACCATATCACCTGTACTTGGCGACGCTGGAAGTGTCACCGTGACTCCTCCACCATTTGTATTTACTAAAAGTTGAGCACCTGCTTGAACTGTTTCAGCTGCAGTAACTGCTCTCCATACTTTTAATTCAGAACCTTTATAAACATTAGTTCCATCAGACCATAATTGATAAGTGTGGCCTTCACATAAAAGAATCCCTGTTCCAGAAGTAGTTTTGAAAGTTAGTGTATAACCAGCATGATCACACCCATCCCAAACTGTATATGTTTTTTCTACAGAATCTGGAATAGTAACATTAACGTTTGCAGCTAATGTACCTGTTAATTTTATAACTTCATTTTTTCCATTAGACACAGCACCGTTGGTAAAAGTTAATGCTCTACTTGCATTAGTTACATTAAACGCATCGTAACCACCAATAGCTTGTTCTAATATTAATAAGTTTGTATTTGTAATTTGTCCCCAAGTTCCCGAATTTTCGCCGGTTGCTTGTACTGTAAGTTTTAGACTTGCTGATGTCGAGTTAGCCATTTTTAATTCCTTATATATTCATATTATTAAAAAAAGTGGTTTCTGTCAAACCTCTTTATGCAGCCACTATTTGCCATCCTGGAGGCTCTAAAGGTGCTGAACCTGTATCTACTTCATTCCAGATTAAAGCACTACCACTTCCTACGGCTACAGTCAACCCAAATCCCGTTACATTTATAACTGCATTTCCTACAACAGTTGTACCTGTACCTAAAGCTGCTGTTAAACCAAAACCTGTAATAGTGGGAAGTGTATTTGCATCTAAAGTAGCTGTTCCTAATGTGGCTGTTAATGCTTGTCCTGTGGGACTAACAACATGATCTGCTACACCAGAGACAGTGCCTAAAGCGGCAATCATGAAATTGCCTGTAATCATCGCATCTGGTGCGGGGTCTACATTAGCTAAAGTAATTTGTGCTACATTTAAAGTATTAAGAGTTAAAGTTGCATCGGCTTGAACTGTTTCAGTTCCTAGAGCCGCGGTTAAAGCTTGACCTGTTACGCTTACATTTGCCCAATCTCCTTCAGCGCCCCAAACCCATTGACCCCAAAAATATCTTCCCCAACCTGATTGGTTATAAGCTTCAACACTTCCAAGAGCCATTGTTGCAAGGTTAGTACTTAACATTGCATCAGGGCCCGCGTCTGCGTTTGCGAGTGTAGTTGTTAATGCTTGACCTGTTGGATATGCACTGGTAGTTCCAGTTACGGATGTTGAACTAGAAAGGGCAGCAGTTAAAGCTTGACCAGTAGGAATATTAGTATAGTCGGCACTACTTGTTTCATTACCCAAGGAAGCAGTTAATGCTTGCCCTGTTAAACTAACAGTAATATTACCAAGTAAACCCCAGGTACCAAACCCCCAGGTAAGTCTATTCCATCCTGCTGACATAGGAAGTTACCTCCCTATTATCCCGAGACTCTAAGAATTGCTGCTGTTGAAGTTGCTGCTGGAAATTGAACTGTGAATGTACCAGAAGTAGCTGTTTTGTCTCCTCCAAAATCTAAAACACACACCGCTGACTTAGTAGTCGTTGATGATGTATTATAAATTAATGCTCCTCTAGCCGTTAGTGTAACCCCTGTAAAAGAAAGGTCTGCCCAATCGACTCTAGCCACACCTGCAGTCATAGAAGTTCCTGCGTTAACAAGAGCTCCACCACCTGCTGAATATGTACCACTTGCACCAACTTCATTTCCTGTTGTGTAAGAAGTTGTAGCTGAGTTTAGAGTAGCGGAAGAAGTATAAAGAGCTAACTTAAATTTATCACCGCCAGAAGCCTTCCCGTTGAAGTCTCCTTCCATCAATAACTTTTTAAAGTTGTTTGCAATTGCTTGTGTTATAGCCATGTTTATCTCCTTAACTTATTTTCCTATCCGAGGAACACCACTTTGATATTCGTCTCGTCTTCTTCTTCCCATTTGTTCTATTGAGAAGCCTTCTAATACTTGTTTATACTTTCCTTCGTATAATTGCAAGAGATCATTTGGCCCCTTTAGAAAAGAAAGTGCTTCTATAAGGCATGCATACAAAAGTCCGTTGGGAAAATTCAAACTTAAATATGTTGTCGTATTTGTACTAGATAAACCAGGGGGTTTCAAGATATAATTTAATTGAAGGGTATAAGTGGCATCTGGAATGGGAGCCACAACGATGGTATTATCATCCCATAAGCTATAGTATTTAGGGACCCCTTGAGCATTGGTAGGGTTAAATTCGGACATAAAACTAGTGTCTCTGTACTGTAAAAAATTCCTATTATCGGCTTCTGCTACGCCGTCAGAATCTACAACTTGTAGAGATCTTACCACTAAAGCATTTGTAGGCTCATCTATAAAACGAGTCCCTGCTATAAGCTGTGCTGTTTTATATCTTCGACCAGCATCTGTGTCTACCTCTCTAAAAATTTTCCATTCAGCATCTTCAATAAAACCATTGACGATAGCATCGGTTAAAACTGTTGAAGTAACCTCTGTGTAATTTCTAATTTTGTCAACTAATTCTGCGTATGTCATATTATCCTTGTTGGAAATCCAATGGTCCTGCTAAGACTTGGAATCCTCCTCCTTTTGCGCTTGCTGCTGCATTTGCAACTAAATTAAAAGTATAACTATTCTCTTGAGTCACAGTTGATGGTTGCCCAGCTTGCTTATGTGTTGTTTGTACCATAGTTATTGAATAACCTCCATAAACTTTTGCACCTGAATCATGAGCGCCAGCGGTAGTATTAACAGGTACTCTTCCTCTAAATTGAGAATTAGTTCCTCTAATACATCCTGTAAAAGTATTTCCGGCGTTTCCTGTATACCGAATTACTTCATTAGCATAATCTCCTACTTTTAATCTTGTAGTTGAGCCTGCAGCAAGATCAGCTTGAGTTATAATTTTTTCAATCATAAAAAAACCTGCACTTGGAAAAGCTGAAGAATCTGCTACCGCAATACTTGTAGCGCTGGCTGTAATATTTGCAGACAATGTAGTTGTTAATTCCAAAGTAGACATTGCTACTCCACCTACAGCAGATTTAACTTCGGTAAATCTTACGATATCATTATTAGATCTATCACTAAATGGTTCTGAAACTGTAACTTGTTTAGAAGCCGCTGCAGTTGTAAAAGGATTCTTAGGTAAAAAATCTTGAGTACCAAATTCTGTTCTTGCAGGTCTAGCTTGTTCTAGTCCTTGAGGATCTGCAACAAATGGTTTTGGTTCTAACTGTGGTTGCTTAGGTTCATATTCTGAAGTATGAACAAATGCACCATTCCATTCCGTCACCATTTGTCTCCATGGAAAAGCTAATCCACTTCGATCTGAAATTGCTAATGCATATTTTCCTTTTGCAAACTTTGCCATTAAATCTCCGGATAATAAGTTTTAGGTGAAATGTAAACACTCGCTGGTGATCCATCTTCCTGTAATGCTCTATTTAATTCATCTTCGTATAATAATTTCATTTCTTGAACTCTTTGAGGAGCTTTTTTCTGAGCCAGGTAGTAAGCTAAACCTGCACACATACAAGGTACAAATCTATTAACTACATCTGCTTCATTAGTATAGGCTCCTGCATCTTGAATTCTTTTTAAATAATAGAAATGCATAAAGTCACTATTTTGATTCGCTCCAGGTGTTAAATATAGAGTAACTGTAACCCTATCTATAAATCTTTGAACCCAATATTGAGAAGGTTGTCCAGTTGAAATTTTATTTGAAAAAGCTGAATATTGTGATCTATTAATTTTTGATAAGGGTGTATCTACATCTGTTAAAGTTCTATAACTCGCTTCTAAGATATCAGAAGCCATATCCACAAAATTAGTTACCGGATCATTTTGTGCATGACCCGCTGCTGTTGTATCATCAATTCCTCTATCTGCTGTAGAAGAAACAATTAAATTTAAATTTGAAATAGAAGAGTATTTTATAACCTCTGAATTAATTCTAATTTTACCTGAAGCAGGCATCTGGGTTACTGATTCCATAGGAATCGTTAAATCTGTAGAATTGATAGCTGCACTTAAATTTGAAGTAATTCCATCTGCGTCTCCATCAGAGGGTGATCTATAAATAGTATATGTATTTTGATCTGTAGCCAGTGTGAAAGCATGACTATCCACTTCCCAAAAATGAACACCTCTATTTTGCCATTCTTGGAATAGAATATTTAAAGATCGTCTCGCCGATCTAAGATCATTACCTGTATAATCAAAAAAGCCTAATCTTTCAAAAGCTTCAGTAATAATATCATCGACCGAGAATGTTTTCTCGAATGTACTTGTGCCTGAAAAAGCCACTTATGCCTCCTAGTTGCTGTCTCCACCACTATGAAAGACCGTAGCACATAAAACTTGTTCAGTAGTAAATGCTGTATACAATTTATCTTTACATAGAATAGGTTGAGGAAAATTAATTGTAATAGATTCTGCGACAGCAGGTGTTGAAACTTTAAATTTTACTGTTCCCGTACTGCTTCCATCACGAATTACAAAATCTCCAGCTACTCCTAAACTATCAAGATAAACTCCATATACTCTTGTTCTTCCTACTTGAACTGTAGTTCCTTCTGTGTCTACATAACTTGAAGCTATGTTAGGCGATTGTATTGTCATATTTTTTTCTCCTTAATTATTAATCGTGGGCCCGAAGGCCCACAATAATTATTTATCTATTAGCTCCAAGGTTGAGCAAATGTACCATTCCCAATTAGGAATGCATCAATTGACCAAATTAAACCATCAACTGCTCTACATCTTATGTGAGCACCTTCTAGTCCACCTTTAGTAGTTGCAGTTAAAGTTAAAGTGTCAGTACCACCTGCAGTAAAAGCAGTTACAACTCCTGGATCAGTCGCTGTATTGTTGTACCATGCACAACCTCTAAAAACATCAGCTGTACTTCTACCCGCTGCAGTTCCTGCATTCAAAGTGAAAGTATTTGATGATGTTAAACTTGCAGTCATTATAAACTCATACATCATTCCAACTCTGTTTGTAGAGTTTGGATCATCAGATCCTGCTACTGCAGAAGTTGCTGTGTCTATGATTGAAGGTAAGTTAAATACAGTAACATTGTCTCCAACCTGTATTACTTTACCTTGATATTTATCAATCCCTGCAATGTCAGTTCCACCATCGGTAGTTCCTGCACCTATTGATTGAGCCATTTGTGGGCCAGTTCCTAAGAATCCTCTTAAGGATCTTACCGGTCCGCTAAACGTTGATCTTGCCATAATTATTCTCCTAGTTATAGGATATCGTCTCTAGGCCGTCGACTATACGCGTCGATATCCAATTAATTAATTGTATAGTAAAATAGTTATAGCTTAGTTTTTAATAGAGCGCAAGAGCCCCTGTGATGTGGATTGGATTTTTCCAACGATGTAGCTTTTTATTAAGTAGCTACGGAAACTTGTGGAGCGGCGTCTTCCACCTTATGCTGCAAAAGTTCTTTTTTAGCTTCTGCCTGTTTAATATGGTTTATTACTTCTCTGACCTTATGATCAATCTTAACCATATTGAGAGTATATCTACCCTCATTAAGATGCTCCTGCTCCCATTCTAACTCCAGGCTCCTTTTGTGCTTGTAAAGATCCTGTAGATGTTGATGCACTTCCATCTATAACCTCCTCATAGGTTATTCTATTTATCTTGGGATCGTTCATTTCTCCAAGATATTCCCATTTTATATCTCCTTGTCCCAATTTGTCAAGGATTGCCTTTTCTATATTTTCTGGGGTTTCTACGCAAGATATAACAAAATCTGAGCCATATTGATAGGCCGCAATTTTTATTCTGAAGTTTTTAGGGTGCATTCTCTCTTTCTATCATAAGATTGTGGCGAGACTATGTCCCGCCACAAAATAATTTACTTATTAAGCACCTTGAACGCCGTAGATACCTCTATAGTCAGATACACCGAAGTTGTATCTTTCTCTAGCTTTGTATCTAACGTTTCCAGTATCGAAATCACCTTCCATCGCTGTTCTGATGGGAGTTCTTTCGAAGTACTTCATGCCATTAGGCACGTCAGTAATAAGGTACCAAGAATCTGCATCAGTTAAGAAGTTGTTCACTCTGTAACCTTGAGGAACCATTCCCATAGATGCGATTGCATTGATATCATTATCAGCTGTACCAGTTCTACCTTGTGACTTCATAAGTCTCTCAGCGTTAAATTGGTTTGCAGGTGGAACGATCATTTTCATTCCTCTTGCAGCAATTTTTAAACCTCTTTCATCTGTCATTGCAGCAATGTCTATTAAAGACTGCTCTAATGAAGTTTCATTAAGGTCTGCTTGAGTTGTCAAAGTATTACTTACTGTTCCAGCAATCGTTGGGTGGTTTGTTGCAAACAATGCAGAACCGTCACCAGAAGTGAAAGTTGCAGTTTGCGGTAACCCATTGATCAATGGATCAACTGCTTTGATTTGTTTAGTGTTAGCCATGGATCTCGCTAATGCTTTTGTATATCTAGACGCAAGTCTGTCATACAAGTTGTCCTCAATCGCTTCTTCAGTGATTGCGAACGCAAGTGCAACAGTTTCCATAGTGTATCTAGCTGTGTAAGTTTCTTGAGCATTGTCAAAAACTACGCCAGAACCTTCTGGTTTAACTGAAGCGTTTGCAAAACCAGATAACATAACTTCTTCTTCAAACGCTCTGTCTGAAGTTTCAGTTACATATATCTCAGCATGCTGATTCTCATAACGTTTATATTCCAGTCCGAATAGTGCATTCAGGCCTGGTTCTAGTTCTTTAACTAGTTGTCCTCTTGATATAGCCATTTTTTATCTCCTATTCTAACTATTATATGCCGTTATTTTTGGCATTATATAAGTGTTCGTTGATCATAACAACAAAGTTTACTGTTGAAGCACCTATGTTACTATTTTCAATGTCTTTTGAAACACCTACTACTTTTATTTGAGCCGTACCTGTAGTTGCAGTTGAATGTTTTAACTCCGATTTAGAAACGTAGTTAGCACTGTCTCCTGCCGTTACTTCGATGTCAAAATTCATGAACACATCTGACTGCGTGTGCGCAGTAGCTTTGTTCGATTGAATCTCGAATCTTTCATACGGGTCGTCGCTTACGAAAGCTGCTATATCAGAAGCGTTTGTGCTTCCTGGATAATAGTTGCTCCACGTAGGCTTGCTTGTTGATGGGTCTGTGTAGAAAACACCATTAAGTGATCCCACAAGAAACGCTTCAGATTCTGCAGCTTGGTGTATAGTACCTGCTGCTGTTGCTGAAACCGCATCTTGGAAATAGATAGTAGTAGTATCGTTAGCTGTGATACTGTACTCACCTAAACCTTGGTTATCTCTATTCTGACCCACTTTGCCAATGGCTCTTAAACCAAAGGCGCTGTCTTTATTAGCTCTTGCCATAAAGGCCTCCTATAAATGTGCCTGTCCCCGAAGGAACCTCCAGCACGGGTTAGTATATATTTTTAATGGTTTGAGAAATTCTATATTAGGATTTCTTTGAGCCACCAAAAGTTACACGAGACTGCCTATCGATATCGATTGGCATACTCTGATGCTCATCCTTCATAAGATCTTTATCCATCGCTTCGACTTTATCATTATGCTGTGATGCATAATAGTCAGCACGTTGTTTTACAATCTCATTTGGGACCCTAGAGAGCACTAGGCCGCCAACTCCGATCACTCCCTTGTGTTTACCGCTTTCAACTACAGGATAGTCTGAATCTGGGTATTCGTCCGCTCTAACTAATTCATATCCAGATCTTAATCGACCTTGGACATTTTTAGTGTCGTCAAATCCCATACTTTCAGCTCTTATCCATCTATGCTGAAATCCTGACGGTGCAGGGGGTGCATCTAAAGATGATGGTGGAGACCAAACTTTTTTTCGAGATTCTTTTTCTCTTGTTTGACTCGCACGGGAAGTTTTTTTATCGTTACTCATATGCTTACGCCTCCTTCGTGATGTTTAATTGTTTCGCATACTCTTCAAGTGGCACACCTAATTTTTTAGCGATTGTAACTTGAGACGGCGTGAGCCTCACTGTTTTGCGACCAGCTTTCCCACTTCGCCTCGCTGAGGCTACTGTTTGTGGTGGAATAGTCGAATCCGTTACATTCTTCTTATCAAATTTATGGGGAAATTCAAGTCTTATTTGTTTATCAATCTCCTCATAATATTCGTCACTTGATGGATCAAAACCCTGTTGATCTACTAATTTAGCATGTAAATCAAAAGCAGTATAAGTCATTGCTGTATCTTGACCGAACCATGGGTTTTTATCACTCCATGCTTCAGCTTTAGGATCAGGTGTTCCTTTTGCCGCCATTTGTCTACCTAATGTAGGTTCAGGTTTTTTCTCCGCTTGTTGTTTTTCAAAAGCTGCCTGAGCTTCCTTAGTCTCAGTTAGCTTCGCTTGTTTGTATCCTAATTCAGATATCTTAGCCATTGCAGTTGCTTCAGCGCCGAGATCTTGTGCTTCTCTAGCTGCTCCAAGTTGTGCTTTAGCTGCTTCAATACCTGTTGTGATACTTTCTTCGCTTACAGAAAGAAAGTTAGGTTCTATTTTTTTAAGTTTAGCTTCAGTAACAGTTTTATCTCTCATTACTCTTTGAGCATATGAAAGAGCTTCGTCTTTTTGACGTTCTGCTTCTCTCCACTTCTTAGTTAACTTAGCTATTCTTTTCTGTACGCCTTCGCTATAATCTTTCAATTCGTCTTTCTCTACTTTTACCTCTCTCTCATTCTCATAAGAGATATCTGTCCCATGATCTTTCTTTTTCTCATAGGTTCTTTTATCTTCAGTGGATTCTTCCACGGGTCTAATTGTAGGTTCCTCTTTAGGAACTTCTTTTTCTACAACGTCGGCCTCATTTTTGGATTCAGGAATATCAACATCCATTGCTGGACCTGAAGTGTCGATATCAACTGTTTTCTTTTCTTCTTCTGGCATAGGTTTCTCCTTCTATGTTTTAGTATTGATGAAGTATATCTTCGGGGTTATCTATAGTTGCAAGTACTTCATCGTCATTTAGCAAACGTACTTCACCCCCGTCAATTTGAATTCTGCTTCCTGCATATCGTGCAAAGATTACCCAATCACCCTTCTTGCACCATGGACCTTCAGGAAATTTTTCTTTATCATTATAAACATCTGGACCTGTTTCTAAAATTAATCCACATGTTGAAGCAACTTGTTGTCGCTCTAAAGTATCTTTCCCAAAGTACAAACCACCTTTACTTTTTTCAGGCATTTTAAATGGAAGAACTAACATTCTCCATCCAGTTGGTTTTGGTAATTTAGTTGATTCTTTAGATTTTAAACGTTCGTAACCGTCTACTTCTTTTTGATATTGATCCTTAGATTCTTTTTCGTATTTTTCTGCCAAAGCATATTTAATCTTTGGTGCTGAATTTGATGACGCTTCCTTTTTCATTTTGCTCCTTCTTATTTAGCAGGTTAGAGATATCCTGAGATATTTTTAAATAGGCATGTGCCTGTCCCATCATATATTTATATTTTTCCATATTGTCAATACCCCCGGCTATCATAGCGTCGCCTATTGATTGGTATTGTTCTTTTAAGTTTCTTTGTATCTTACTTATTAGTGTTAGTTCGTCCATTTTTCTTCCTTTTCTTTTTCTTTCCTACTGGTTTACTTCCGTATGTTTTAGTCCAATCTCTAGCTATCTTAGGTTCGTTTTTCCACAAATAACGTCTTTGTTTTTCAGACTTAAAAGGCATCTATATTTTAGGCATCTTAAAGCCGGGGTAAGAATACCAGGATTTTAAAGATTTATTTTCTACTTTAACACCTCCCAAGTCTCCAGAAACTAAACTTCCATTATAGTTTTGTTGAGCTTGTCTAATCATGGAATTAGTTCCACCATGTTTAAAATGCTTTCTACCTTCTAAAGCAAGTGTGCCAGAAGATTTAGTAGGAAGTTTTTTCTTCCTCCCACCTTTCATTTGTTTAAGTAGTTTTTGGATATTTTTTCTAGCCATTAAACTTTAGATCGTGCACCAACTAAAGTGATATTCTTAGTGGAACCATCAAAGTTAGTAGACTTTCTACCCTTAGTTACATTGATTGGAACTGCATGAGCAGAACCAGTTGGAGCCAAACCTGAACTAGCTGGAGTTGGAGGAGTTATACCTCTTCCGTTACCTGCACTTGTTGGTCCATTTTTAATTAATATAGAAGTGTTGATTCCTCTTCTGTTCATATTAACCCTTCTTTAATTCTCTTACGACTCTTTTTTTCTCGTCTCTAAGATTTCTTTTACCTTTTTTAGTGTAAGCTTTTTCCGCATCAACTCTTCCTAGTTGTTCTAGTCTGTTCATACGACTTGTATTTCTTCTTTTAGCTTTGCCACCTTTTTTAAGTCTCTCTCTTCCAGCTGCCCAAGCATCGCCTGATGTTTTTGGATTTCCAGAAGTTGAATGAAATTTTATAGCCATGATTTCTCCTTATTTATTAACTTTGTTTTTACGACCAAACTTAGCTTTTCTTTTTCCCCAAGCTCCGTAAGACTCGTCTCTTCTAGCCTTCATAGATTGTTTTTTACCAGATTCTTTTCCACGTCTCATTCCTAAAGACTCATCTTCTCTAGCTGCGTAACCTTGTTTTTTCTTTTTAGCAGATCCACCTTTTTTGTATGGGAATCTAACATTTGATCTAACACCATTTTGTCTCATAAATTTTTCTCCTTGTTCTATTTATATTGTTTTTAATTATAGTTGTCTAGCTTATTTTTTTCCATTTCTGAAAATTTGTGTACCCTTTATACCAAAAATACTGGCGCAGACAAGAATCCATAAATTTGTAAACCAGCTCGGAAGCGCTTGGAAATGTTCAAAGAACACTTTTATCTTGTCCATGGCTGCCGGATCGTCTGACCAGACCCCATATGCGAGCACCAAAATTGGGAGTGTGAGAATGCAAAGTACGACCTCGTCCTTAAAATCTGATTGACGGGCTTCTAAGAGTTTGCCTTGGTATTCTGTCTCCCCACGGGCCATCTTAGATGCTGCCATGTGTTGAGCGTCAGCCATCGCCATCTTTGTCTCTTGTTTTTTCTTATAGATGTGCGTGCCAGCGTTTAAAGCAAGTTTAACTGCCGATAACCACATACTAGTACCAAGTAGCAGTTTTATTTTTAGATTTTAACATTCTTCTAGTTCCTTTTACCTCAACTTTATCACCAGTTGGAATTACGTTTCTCTGTATTCCATTAGCGCAAGTTTCAGATCTCGGATCCCACTCTAAATTCTGAGAAGGAATGTTAAGATCAGACTGTTTAAAAGATTCTTCTTTTTTAGCCATTGTTTCTCCTTATTTTTTTCGTAACTTCTTCAATGTTATAGCAAATCTTGCTCTTTGTCCAAGCTTTCCTGGTTTCTTAGCAGCTGCTTTTAACTTTGAAGCGGGTATTGTCTTACCTTTTTTAACACCTAGAGATTTTCTTAGCGCTCCAGGTTTTTTTATCGCTTTTTTGATGTTTAACGTCATCTGTTTTCTCCTTTGTACTTCTCAATTTCAACACTTGGTATCATTTTGTCAATATTTGGCATAGTCTTACCCAGTATTGTCTTCTCAATTGATGTATCAGCTCTTAAATTAGCTAATTTATCGTTTTGTTGAAGCTTGTCTTCGTGTTCTTGACGGTTCATAACCGCTTTCATACGATCTAAGTTTATTTTTTCCTGTCCTTCGGTTTTTTTACGTTCATTATCCATTGCTCTAAGGTCTAACTCTCTTGCTCTTAGCTTCGCAATAGGATCATTATCGAATTGAGAGGTAATTGATTTCTCTTCTTTTAAAAATTCCTCCATCATTTCTGCAATCAACACAGCTTTTCTTGCTTCTATCTGTTGAGACATTTGCATTACCTGTTGTTGCAACTGTGGATTCTGTTGCGCCATCTGACTCATCTGTGCAATCTGCGCTAACTCTTGTGGGAACTCTAATTCTATCTGTTCTTGAGACATTAAACTAATATGTTCAAAAACATTTTTTTCCATCGCTGCCATAACCATTGGATTATTTCTCGCAATGTTAGTTGCCATAAAATTTAAATGCGAAGTTATGTGTGCTCTATGATCTTGACCAGGGAAAGCTTGAAAAGGTTTTCCTGAAAGAGCCATGATGTTTTCTAAACTTGGATCTAAAGGTGTAGGCTGTTGTGGTTTAACTAATAACGTATCTATATCTTTTACACCTAAGGCTTCGTACATATTTCTATACGCTTGATACAAGTTATGCATTTGCGGATTAGAAGTTGCCAGCTGCAACTCTGTTTGCGCGAGGGAAATACGCTGAGTTTGAGAAAAGATGTTAGGGTCAGCAACTGGCAATATATCTACCCGATCATCAAAGTCTGCTTGTTTAATCATCCTTTGACCCCCAACTATGTCGTACGGATATTCCGGAGGTAAATATAACTTGAATACTCTTGCAAGAAGTTTGAATTCTTGTTTTAGTGAAGAGTAAATTCTTTTATGAACTGCGGACATTGTTCTACTTCCACGTTCTAATAATGCAACTGTTGTACCAACAGCGGCTTGTTGATTACCATCACCCACTTGTAAATCTGCAATCGATGCAAATCTCTGGCCAGCTTGAACAACAATACCCATTAAGTTTAATAACGTTGCTGATGGTTCTTTAAATGGCAACATCATAAATGAATCTTTTAAGTTTCCACCAGGAGCATCTACGTCTCTAAACTCTCCAGGTTGAATAGATTGTGCGTCGTCTCTAATTCTAATCCCACGCATTTTAAATCCAGCTGGTAAGTTTGATAAAGTTCCAGCATCTAACAATTGTCTTAATGCAGCTGTTGCAGTTCTAGACAATCCACCAATCATGTGAATTAAACCAAAACCATAAAAGCCTAAGCCTGGTAAAAATTTAAAGTGAACGAAATAATCTATTTTATTTTTCTTTGGATCTCCAATTTCATAGTTTCTTTTAATTGCTAAAACATTTCTTGATGCTTCTTCAACTGTAACAATGTAAGGAATTTTAATTCCAGAAGGCTCACCAGACTCATCTTGATCTTCAAATCCTTCTAGGTCTAAATTAATATGACACTCTAACAAAGTATAAACATCATCGTCTTGAGTTTTTCTTTGTCCTTCTAGTTCTCTCTCTTTTTTCTCTACATCGTTTTCAACATTGCTTGGTGTGCCTAACTCTATATCTCTATAAAAGCCAGCGACTTGTTGTTTTCTTAATTCGTTTTTAGATACTTTTACCCGATGGATGATTGCTTCCGCATCTTCTAATGAGGTAGCAGTGTACGGTACAATCAAATCATCTGCAGGTACAAACTTTGATGTGGGTCTGCCTTCAAGTTCATCGAAATAAACTTTTTTAAAAGCTGATCCCGCTAGTGGTAAATAAAATAGCATTTGATCAAAGTCTGGCTCATAATCTTTCATCTTCTCCATGAGCTCGTAATTCATATAATCTTTTACACGTTGAGACTGCTGTTGTTTTTCTGGTGTTGGAGCACCAATCACAGCTGTTCTAACTGGGCCATCTGCTGGCAATAATTCTTTATAAGCTAAAGCTTGAAACTGAGTTACAGCTTCAGCAAGTACTGGGTGAGTTGCACCACTCGCTCCTTGGAATGGTTCAGTTCTCATATTGTATTTGAAACCTAATAAATCTAAACCTGTGGTATAAGTTTTCTCCCAATCTTTTCTACCCATTTGGTAGTCCATGTATTTTTGAGAAAGGTCTGATCCCATTTCTTGTAACACATTGTCTGGTAAAAATTCTGCTAAGTTAGCGTAATGCTCATCGCCACCTTCTGGTGAAATTGCATTAGGATCAAAATCAATATCGACTGATCCATCTTCATTCTCAATTGTTTCTATGGGCCCTGGTGCCTGTTCCTCTTCTACTGAAACCTCTTTAACAGTTTCTTGAA